TTCTACCATGTCTAAGTACTCTGGCCAAGTACACTTCCAACGTTTACCGTCTACATCAGTGTAAAAGCCGGTACTATGACAGTATCTGCCAAAGTACTTGTACTTTTTATTCTTGTCCATAATATTACCTCCATTAAGTATCAGCATTAATAATGGCAGCCATTAGCAATAGAACTAATGCTATTGCTATTTCGATCCAGATGGGAGAAAGTACCCACCACCAAGACCATTCAATTACATGACATAGTTTTAGTACTATGAATGCGATTGTAAGCAATCCACAAAATCCTATGCCACCATTGCTAGTTTTCTTATTGTTGTCGTCCATAAATCAATCCTCCATGTTATCTTGTGCTATTACGCCTAATACATCTGTCAATTTGCGAAATTCTGTCTGTCCAATCCAGTACTCAAGTACTTGATCTTCGCATTTGTAACTGAATAGAGTTACATCATCGATTTCTACCTTTTCTCTTGGTCTGATAATTACTGTTAGTTTCATAGTCTTAATCCTCCTGATAAACTGTTTTGTAAAAGTCGTCTAGCCACATTAAGTACTCTTGATCGTTAAAATCTGTAGTGGCTAATAAATCTGATAGTTCGTCTTCCATCCAATAGCGGCCACCAATGTCTGAAATAGATGGATCATTTTGACCAAACTGGGATAATAACCAATCTTCTCCATAAGTGGCTATTAAGTGGTTAGTAAATTCTACGTACATCATTGTTTTAGTCCTCCTTTGTGTTGTAGATGTCTAATAATCTGTTCTCTGCGTACTTTTTAAGTGCTGCTTGCTGTAGTGAATCTAGTTCAAAACAAATAGTTAATAGTTCAGCGATTTTATCTGCTCGTTCTTGTACATCGCCAAAGTATTGAATCCTACTCTGACCTGATACAATCGAATCAATAATGTCGTAATACTTCTTCATTGGATTGTCCTCCTTATTTGACTTTGTCGATGAATTCTTTTACACACTTCTCTGAAGCTGCCAGTTTACAATCTTTGTAAAGACGGATTCCCTTACATTCGACTGACCAACCATCTTCATTGATCCAATTACGTATCACGATTGTCGCTATGTAAAGCGCATCAAATGTGATTTCATGGTCGTACTCGTCATCACAGTAAAACTTGACTGTTAATGATACTGGGTTATTAAACTTCTCCATTTTTGTGTCCTCCTTAATAGACAACTTGAGTGTTTGTAAGTAATAAGATAAGAATTATTCCTATTACTATTCCTATTAGTAATTTCTTCATTGTTGTAATTTCCTTCCTAGTATTAAAATTAAATGTACCTTCGTGAACCTTCATTTATTGAGCATGAATGAAGTGGCTGGAGCGTTTTTTCCGTCAAGAAATAATTAGAAAAACCGCTCCCGCATCGTTAAATAAATAAAAAAATGAATGCGTTTTTTGAATAATTTTTGTACCCTGAAAAACCTTAAAACCCTCAGAGTAAAATAATTAAGCAGAAGCATAGTTCTGCGGTTTATTATTAAAATTAAATAGACCTTCGTTGACCATCGTTATTATTAATAAATAGACTATTAAGTAGTCTACTTTTATTATTAATGAATGTACCTTCGTGATTCTATTAATGAATAGGCAGCTGTCTACTTGCTCGATTAAGGTTTAAATGGAGGTACATGGATGAGCGATTGTTCGGCGTTCGTTCAGCTGCCATCATGGGATAGAAATGTAATTTCTATTAAAAATAAATAGCCTTTCATGAGGGCATAAAAATAACTGCGGAGACTAGTACACCAGCGATAAGGAATTGAACCTTGTAAGTAAGTCTCTATGCAGTTTATTAGAATTAAATAGCCTTTTAAGAAAATGCCGCGGAGAGTAAGCATGTAGCCCAATAAGATCTTCACAATAAGGAACTCTCTATGCAGCGTATTAGAATTAAATAGCCTATCGCAGATTACTCTTCGTCTTCGTAATCTTCGTAGATCTCATTCTTGGCGAATGTCAGATCGTAGCGTCTCATCATGTCAAACAGATCATAAACATCACCATCGAACTCGTTGTCTTCTAAGCAGCTCATAAGACCGTACATTATTAGCGTTCTCTGATCCTGCTCGAAGAAGTCCATTCTGTCAGTAGCAAACTCCATCAAGTCCGCGTATTCGCCCTTCTCAGCGTACATGAGGATCTTGCGTAGAGTATCAACCATGATTCTTTCCATGAAGCGTTTCCTCCTTCCTCGTTGATACTTGAATAATAAGTGACACTTCTGCAGATTTCAAGTGAAAATCATTTTGTTTACAATTTGTTCATGAAGTAAATACTTTTTTCTGATAAAATAGATGGCTTTTTGTGATAAAAAGTGTTTACAGGAGCAAAAAATAGCGTTTAAACAGTAAAATGTACACGACTGATGTACTGGATAGGCAGGAGTTGATTCTACAAATATTACGGTTATTAACTTCTGAGATAGCTGTACACGACTGGAGAACACAGATACCAGAATTTGCTCCAGAGCGCAAAAAACTTTATTTTATTAGTAGTTAATAATAAAACGCTCACCAGAGTGAGATTTGAAAAATGTAAATTTTTGGAAAGTTTAATAAGTAAAAAGTTCCAATAATTCACATTGTAATAAAATAATAATATTACTACAATATTATTGGAGGATTACAATGAAATACGCAATTTACGCTAGAGTTAGTACTAGTCTAGAAGCGCAAGACTCATCATTTGAGGCTCAAACACAGGATCTACACAAGCGAGTAGAGATTCTCTATCCTGAGCTAGAGTTGTACAAAGTCTACTCTGACCATGGAATTTCTGGTACTAAACTTGAGAGGCCAGATTTTCAACAAATGATAGCTGACGCTATTGACGGTCAGTTTGAAGTGATAGTCACTAAGTCTATTTCAAGATTCGCTCGTAATACCAAGATTCTGCTTAATACATTAGATGAGCTTAATAAGGCTGGAGTTAAAGTCATCTTTTTGGAAGAGAACATCGATACTAGTCAAGCATCGCAGAAATTCTTATTGACTGTATTAGGTGCTCTAGCTGAGATGGAGTCTGTTAATACCAAAGAACATCGTCGAGAGGCTAAAAAGATTAGATGGGCAAGTGATAAGATTGCTTGTCCTAATCATCTTCCTTTTGGTTACAAGTTTGAGGATAATAAGATAATCATTAACGAAGAAGAAGCCAAGACTGTTAGATTCATTTTTAATCAGTACCTGCAGTGCAAGTCTTCTTTACAAATAGTTAGAATGCTAGAAGCTAAAGGTGTTCCTACTAAGCATGGTAGACCTTGGCAAATGCAGACTGTCAGAACGATGCTTAAAAACAAGAAGTACATTGGTGTCTTCGAAGAGAAAGATCCTGATACTGGTGAAGTTCACACATTTGAGTGTCCAGCTATTATTAGCCAAGAAGATTTTGATAAAGTACAAAAATCCTTCAAGCAGGGTAAGCAAGGTCGTAGACTCTATCCTCTAAGTAATAAAGTCTACAATGAAGCTGGATTAAAAGTGACTCGTACTACTAAAGTAGGTAAACCTTATTTTTTAGATGAGCCTAGTAGTGGAATCCCTATGTGGGGTTATCTTCTAAATGGTCATGGTGACTACAAAACAAAATGGCTCTTAAGTGAGACTAGCCTGTACTTGGTTATTATTCATGCTCTAGTAGATCACACTAAAAATCTAGGTAAGCTTCATAGAGGTACATTCTGGGAAGAGTTCATCAATCAGTTGCAAGATCCTGAAGAAATAGAGTACAACAAAGAGTTAGCTGCCTACGAGGCTAAGAAATCGTCCCTGATTAAACAGAAGACTAAGTTAATAGAATTATTTAAAAAGGACATCATTGATCTCGAGGAAGTCACCAGGGACACCAAGCGAATTGATAAACAACTGCGCGAACTAGCTATGCCTATTCCACCTGAAACTAAGACCATTAATACTATTCACATTACTAATTTCATCGAAGCTGTTAGTCAAGACGATGTTGAATCAAGTGTCAATGCTTTGACTGAGTTGTTTAAAGATCCTGAGCAACGTAAATCTATCTGTGATACTTTTATTAAGCGAATAGACTTATTAGAACGTAAGCACGTCAAGATCACTCTTAATGATGACACTGAACTACATTACTTTGTTAAACGCTTTACTCCCAAAAGACCCAAATAAGCAGTTGTTATTAATTAATTGTTGTTATTAATTGTTGTGTTGTTTATTGTTATGTTTAAGTTAATGTAATGTAAGTTTATTTATTCATTAGTGTGCACTTATTAATTTTGTTTTACATTTAAAAAGCTGTCTCCGAAGAGGCAGCTTTAGAAAGGATTGTGAATCGGATCAATGACTCACAATCTTATTTTAAGAGAACAGTTACTCTGTTACAAGAGAGAATGTATCGTCTTTGAAGCAGTAGACCTCATTACTAAGCCATTCATCAGGTGCTACACAAGCGTTATTAACGTCTTTGACTATTTGTCTAGCCATAGAAGGAATAGCTTCATTCACACAGATGAACTCGTTTACACTGGAAGGTAGAATTAAGAAATTACCTATCATAGAAGTTACTTGTTCTCTGATGCCATCGTAGAACAATCCACAAGCACCTCGTACCTTCTGTTTAGTAGAAACCACTACGCAATGACCTTTGAATTCATCTTCTCCAACGAAGTCAGCTAAGTCTTTAATAACTGGTGGATTGATTTTAGGAGCATTAATCAAAGCTGCTTCAATGATTTCATCTTCGTCAGTGTCCCACAAAGATAATAAGTGATGATCAATAGCGCAAGAGTAAATACCATCTGAGTCGTCAATAAGAATTCTAGGCTGTAAGAATAAATCTTCTATCTGACGACCAATACCTTGAGCTTTTTCAATGTTGCAGACTACAAAGAACAGGTGTGCTTTGACCCAACTTAAATCATGTAGTAGGTCTTTGATGTCACTAAATGGAGCTTTGTAATCCAGAATAAGTAGCATTTCCTCAAAGATTGGAGTGTACTTACCTGTCTCTTTGTACCTATCATAGAACTGATTAAGGTTAATAACTGGCGCAAGACCATTAGGTTGAGAAATTACAATGCCATCGTATTCTCCATGAGACGTACTAAAATGGTCCATTATGACCCTACGATCTGGAAAAAGCTTCTGCATTTTGTCCAATGTCTTCTGATTAAACGTTTTCTGATCCATAAAATAAAATCCTTTCCGTTTTAGAGACTGTCGTTGTCTTATGGTTTTATTTTATCAAATTTCTTTTAGACATTACACAAAAAACAGTCCTATTAATAGTACAGAAAAAGGCTACCTCCGAAGAGATAGCCTTTAGTAAAGGAGAACAGCGGACAGCTATCCGAAGATAGCGTTAGTGGCATTGTTCTAAGAATTCAAGTCTGCACCAACCATCTTTAGTGTGAGCCCAACCAAGTCTTTTAGTTGTGACTTCTACGGTAGTGCCAGCCTTGATTCTATCTAATATTTCAGAATCATAATCGGGTTTCTTTCTGATTCTGAGAGTTTTGCAATTTATTACTTTGTAAGTCATGTGAGTAAAGCCCTCCAAGTTTTAGGTCCTACAATACCGTCTACAGTAAGACTCTTATTAGACTGGAAGTTTCTTACTGCGTAGTCAGTATTAGTACCAAAATCACCATCTACAGTGAGGAGCTTAGCGTTTTTTCCTTTGAAGCCTTTACCATTGAGTAAAAGCTGTAAGTCTTTAACTGAAGCGTTCTTGGAACCCTTCTTTAATGCAGGCAGTTCGACCATACAAGTTTCCTCCTTTGGAGTAGGTGTAGGTTGTGGTGCAGGTTCAGGTTCAGGAGTAGGCTGATTATCTTCTACAAGAGACCAGTCAGGTCTACCATAACCAGCGATACTGCTGTCTTTAAGAGAATACTTACACTCACAGACCTTGTTGTGTTTATTACCTTCAATAGTCCAAACGTAGTTAGAATCTACTTTTTCTACTAAGCCAGTGTGAGATTCAGATCCTCTTTTACCGAAGAAGATTTGATCACCTTCTTGAGGAGTAGAATAAAACTGACCCTTATTACGATAATAACCAGCAGAATACTTACATCCTGCACCGCAAGATTTCTTAGGCTGATAAAGCATTTTCATAGCTTTTTCTGGACCAAATACAGTACAGAAACACCAGTCTACGAAGACGTCGCACCATTCGCAGCCCCAAGTTTTACCATCACCTTTTGAGCCATTGTAGAAGGTTGGCCACTTTTCATTGAAGTCTTTACTGTACTTAGTGATATTCTTACCAGTTTCTTTGTAGCCTATCTGAGAAATAGCTAGTTCAATGATTTTCTTTTTCATAATTGTCACCTCACTGTAGTACAATCTGACGCCAAGATCCGATCATTGCATTAGGTTCAAAGCTAGTATCAATCTGTGCCCTGTACATAAAAATTGGATCTGTAGGAAAGCTGATCGTTACGTAAAAAACACCATAGTTATCTACAAAATCGATCAGTCCAGCTGTGGTCATTCCTTGGTATTGAAATTTACAAATTCCACCTACAGCAGCCGTTCCGCTTACTACGGTACCTGAGACGCCTTGCGCTGGCTGTTGCTGGAAAGAAATCACAATCTCACTAGAACTTCCTCCGCCTGAAGAAGCAGGATAATACACAAGAACAGTCTGTCCTTGAGTAGAACCTAAAGTCATCCTCATTAAACCAATGTGAGAGTCGCTATTATCGATTATTTCAAAGTCAGTATCATAAGTGCCAGTGCTGCTATCATAAGGTGTCATTAGTACAAGAGAACCGTTCAAATACGAAAATCCACCGTTTGCCCATGAGATCTGGAAAAACCTTCCATAGACTTCGTCTGACTTGGTAAGCGCTAAAAACTGTGCCCAAGTCAAAGAAAGTGTAGTCTGAGTTCCGATTTCTACTACACCAAAAGAGTCGATGTAGCAACCAGCAAGCGCTTCTTCAAAAGAAGTAGCATTACTGGCTAGATTAAACGTAGCTAAATACTTTTTAGCACCACCACTCGCGTTACCATTCTTCCAAGCTTGAGCTGTAGCATCCCAGATAAGTGTTTGACCATCTGAAGGATTAGAGATCAAAGTATCAGTTAAGCCTGCTAAAGTTGAAGGAGTGTCAGTAGGAATTAAGTATCTTTTAGTACAAGTGATTGTAGTAGTAGAAGCTGAATTAGCTGCATAAAAGTAACCACCATAGTAAATCAAGAAATTTGCAGTAGTCTGGCTTGAGTAAGTCGGAGAAAGATTGCTTGCTGTAAATGTCCAAGGACCACTTCCACTTGGAGCAGCAGATGAAGCATAAACTGATCCATTTTTACCATCAGCACCCCTTGAACCAGCAGGTCCTACAATACTTACTCTTGCTGAGAGATAGACGTAGTTTGTGTCTACGTAACCAATGTAGTAATAATAAGAGCTGTAGTAAACAAGATCTCCAATCTGAGGATCTGAGATGTTAGTAGTGTTTACAGTAAAAGCTGATCTTGCTACTCTGTAAGTAGGCTTAAAGCCTCCTGTTACAGTTGAGTAAGTAGAAGGGTTAGTGAGAATTTTAATGAGTCTACCGTTTGAGACAGTAGTAGTAGCGTAATCAGACCACTCTACATCATCATCAGCATCAGATTTTTTAGCTAATATCTGTCCAGTTGTACCACCTGTAGGAAGTGAAGATCCACCACTGTAAGCTTGATCACACTTCTGCTTGAACTCGGATAATGAGTCTAAGTCAATAATTTTTTTAGGCATAATAATGCACCTCCTTAATTGAAGAGAGCATCAACTTCTGCATTTGTAGCGTACTGAGCAATTACTGTTCCATTCTTAGAGAACTGGTCGTTAGTACTGTCATAAGTAACATAGTTAGAAAGATCGATGTCAGTAGTACCAATCTTTTCATAGCGTCCAGGTGTTCCAGTCAACCAAACGTACTCGTCATAAATGTTTTGACCAGAACCGCTATTAGCTACTAAGTAAATCTTTCCAGTCTCACCAGTAGCAGGCAAAGATTGAACAACTACAAACTCAATTCCAGTGATTCCAGCAATAGCAGCGTCAATTAAATCCTGAACCTGCGTAGCGTTCTGATAATTAGAATCATTAGTAAGATCACTTACTTTAGTAGGTAAATCACCAAGTTCAGCGTAGACTGTAGGCAAATAAAGCTTTAAGTCTGCTAAAAAGTGAGAAAGTGCGTCTAAATGAATAATTTTCTGTGCCATGATTAGTTTCCTCCACGAAATAAGTTATCGATTTCAAGGTTTGTTGCGAATTCAGTGACTGAAATTTGATCTTCATCAATTGCGATGTTGTTTCCTTCAGTCATTTTCTTTTGCAAGTCTCTTTTTATGAGCGAAACAAGATGATCGAGACCTTTGTCATCAAGTCTTACATAGGGAGGCTGTGCCATTAGTCTGTACCTCCTATTTGATCTGGTTCAGTTTTTCCTTCATAAATCTTTTTAGCTACAACGACGAATGCTCCTAAAAATGTATCGATTGCTGCTAAAGAAGCAGTAATTTCAGAACAGTAAGGTACATTCCAAATAGAGCAAAGTGCTGAGACAAGCACTAAGACTGGAGCAGCCATAAGTGCAATGTTTTTAATTAAATCGTAAGTCTTATTACTCATAGATATTTACCTCCAATGAATAGCGTTCTTCACCATCCTCATCGAACATCTCGTGAAGATAGTCGGTTTTTTCGTACTTGCAGGGATTTGGAAACTTGTTTTTGATCCAAGGTCCAACAGCCCCTTTTTCAAAAGCTTCATCAGTAGTACTTAAATAATCATCAAACTGAGGTAAGCTTTCTAAATCGTAAATTTTGACATCTTTGTGATAAACGTAAGGAACTTCAGCCATGTTTGCGTAAAAAGATCTAAACATCTTCATGTTAGGATAACTTGTAAGTATTCCTAAAGCAGTGAACTTATTAATTAGCAGTGGCATGTGTACTACAAATGAGATTGAGTCTTTCTTTAACTTAACCAAAGTATTTTTAAGAATGATAAGCTCTCTAGTGTAAGAACTAGTTCTACCTAATCTTTGAGTAAGCTCATTTATTCTGTGTTCAAGACTACCATTAGTAAAATTAATAAAGTTATCGGTATCAATAGGTTTTAGAACGTAGAAATCATCATTAAATAAGAAGAACTCTTCAGTTAAATCTTCTATTTTAAGAACAGTTAATAATGATGATCTAGCTCGTTCCCATTTAGTACTGCCAGTCTGTTGATGGTTGATGTAAACATCAGGTTTTAGATCTTTAGGACATCCCCCTACAAAGATTATTCTGTTGTAGGGGAAGTTTTCACAAACAGAGCGTAGAGAATACTTTATTTCTTCACTAGAGATGTCGTTCTTAAGAATGTAAACGATGTCTCTTTTCATTTGTCTTCTCCCTTAAGCTGTTCTGTAAATTCGTCCTTGATAAACTGTGCAGATAACACAGTTAGTCCATTAGCAAAATCAGGATGTTTTTGACAATAATGTTCATAAACATCAATGTCCTGAAGTTGCTGTTTAAAATAATCGTCTGAATGAGCAACTCCATTACGTAGTTCATCTGCAAATCTTAAAATGTGGGTTCTAGCTAGAATGGCCTGATTTTCATCTACCTTATTAGAAAGATCGTCCATCTTTTGCTCTAATCCCTTTTTAAGATCATGACGATTAATAATGAATTGCAAGAAAGTAAAGAAGGCACCACTAGCCAAAACCGCGATAATTACTTCTTTCATCTTAAGATCCCTCCGAAATTGTGTAAGTTAATTTCATTGTGAGATCGTAAGTCTTAGTTACTGCATTCTGGAGATTATTAACCGTACTAACGTAAGGATAAATAGCTAATAAATACCATTTAAAGTGACCACTATTTGAGTTACCCTGTTTATCAACCACTACTGTTCCATAAGAGTTAGAAAATTGTCTTCCGCGCTCCATGTCCCAGTCGTCTCCATAAGAATAAGCAGTAGCATGATAAAAAGTATCATTGTGATAATAAAGAGCGTAAGAATCATTATGGTAAACGTAGAATTTGTAGAAGTCTCCATTAGGTAATGGCATAGTTACACCATTCATTCTAGAATCTGAAGATCCAGGATCAGGCAATGAATACTCCGTAATATCTGCGTCATTAGTTAAAGAGCATTTGTACATTTTAGTAGTATCGTAACTCATTAACCAGATGTAACCATCTCTTACTAAATTAACGTTACCGGGAGTACCATAAGAATAAGGATGTTGTCTAGTTCTTACACCTTCGTAAGTGTGTCTAGTGTAAACACAAGTCCAATCCGAAGGGTCAATCTTCCAAACATCAACTACTGATGAGCCTTCTATTGAGAAAATGTAGTAGAAATAACTTCCATCATAAGAAACACTCGCTCTAGAAGCATTGTAGCTAGTTATTGGAGCAGGGATAGTAACTTCGTGAATAGTCTTAGTAATAGCATCTAAAGCACCACCAAGTACATGATAACGCCAAGTGTTCATTGTGTACTCGATAACTTTAATCTTTTCACCCTCATAATAAAAGTGATAAGCTCTTTCATTATCATAGTCGAGAATAGAGAAAGTTCCACTCTCAAATCTACCCCAAGGATTAGCTTCTCCAGAGGCACCACTTAAGTTTAAAAACTCAGTACATCTAGCATCAGGGTTCCCGCCAGTAGTAATGTCAGTAGCTCCAATACTTGGTCTAGTAAGACAGATACTTTTTATGGTTCCATTTCCTTGAGAAGTAGTCCAATCCCAAACATAACGATAACCACCAGTAATTTCACCAGACTCATTAGTGTTAAAAGAACCACGTCTTAAGTTCGTACCAGTGTAAGCATTATTACTAGCCTGAGCAGTAACTAAACTATCGTGGGCAATCATTGAAATATTAGGATCATTATCTTTATCAGTAAGTAAACAGCCATTAAACCAGTTCTTAATAGGTAGAGCAGAATACTTATTCATTATCATGCCAAAGTTTCCTTGATTTAAGGCATTTGAGACCCAAGGAGTAATAGCATTGTGCTTTTCTTCTCTATGAACTACTTGGCCGTTTCTAAATAGTTCAAGTTTAGTTTGACCTTGTAACATTATGACTCCTCCTCTGTGAATGAAATTAATGCTGTAGTAGCACCCACAATAAAGTTATTTGTAAGACTTGGCTCTGCAGAAGGAGTTATTTTAACTAATACACCAATGTCATTTATTGCAGTGACTACAGTGCCAAAATTAGCTATGTCATCAGTTACACCGTCAATAATGAAGTCACCAGTAATGGTAGCTATTAGACCATTTGCTACAGGTTTATTAAGAGGAATAGTAAACATTAAATCTGTTCCATTGCTAAATAATGGAAGAACTACGTTCTCTAAAGAAATTACGTCTGTATCAATGTAAGTCTGAGCTAAAGTAATGTCTTCAATATCTTGTGTAAGATCAGTGATAGCATTGTTTGCATCAGAAATTGCACCTTCAGCATCCTCAATCGCATCCTCAATCGTAGTAGTCTTGTAAGCGATGTTAGATGCATCTTTAGCGTTGACCTCGTTGATTGCCCCAGTGACAGTCTTAGAGTCTGTCGTTAATGCTGAGGCAAGAGCGAGAGTCGTACAAAGATAGGAGCCAAGTGCAGATGCAGAAATTTTTCTTGTAACCCAGCCTACTCCAGTGGAATAGATCTGAAGTACAAAAATATCATTAGTAGAACTTCTTTCTGCAGTAATAAGTTCATTTATTTGTACATCTGCCATGATTTTATCTCCTTAAGTAATAATGTGTTCATTGTTTTCAGTGATAAGCTGATTGCCATCTTCAGTAGCGATGTAGAAGTGTTCTCTATCCATTACAAGCAACATGTCATCAACAAGATTTACCAATGTAGCGCGTTGTACAATTGGATTAATCTGATCTGACAATGTGTAATGATTTGGATATTGAGTAGTAAGAGAAACAGCCTCTACAAGTGAAGGTAAGAATCTAGTAAGATCAATAGGTTCGATATTATCTGTAATATCGAAGAAACCGTCCCACTTGTTATTAATGTTGATTCCAGAACCTTGAACGTACTGTCTAGCGTCCATTATTTCAATAGAAGAGGCAGCTGAAGTTTCTAAGTAAGCTTGGAATGTGTAAAGTCTTCCAGCAACTAAACCTTGTAATGGGTACATCAAACTAAGAGTGTGAGTACCTGCTTCACTGTACGTTTCAACAGGAACGTAAGGAATTTCAACTCCACTTAAATAATAATGAACTTTAGCAGTACAAGCAGAATCAGTAGTAAATTTGATTTCAGTCAAAGTAATAACATTATCAGCATTGACTGAGCTAAATGATGTTTTGACTACTTCTGTTTTTTGATCAGGATTAAGATTAATTTTCTGAGCATTAGTAGCTACAAAACTAACAATCTTAGATCCTTTTTCTGAAGAATGGTTTCCTGCTACAGCATTATCTGTTTTAGATTTTGCGTTAACTAAATTAGGATTAGAACCAAAGCATTGAAGTGTAATACTTTTATTGTAAGTCCAACTGACACTCATAATAGCACCAGTAGAAGTACTTTCAGTGTAGTCAGTAGTAAAGCTTACAACGTCTCCTAAATCTAAAGCTACAAATGCAGGTAAAACAGATACCTTGTAAGGTGTGTAAGTCATTGTTCTTACTACATCGTAGATTTTAGTTGCTCTGATTTCACGTTCTGAATCCAAACCATATTGTAAGAATGGATTCTCACCTAAAGTCATTACGTAACCTTGATCATTTCCGATGTACCTAACGCCAGTACCATCTTTTGCGTCTACATAAGAAATAGCGTCAAATCTAGTAGTAAAATCTGAGAATGAAGCTCCACTTTGTCTACGATTAATAGGAATATCAATGATAGACGTATTATTAAATGATTTAATTATCCATTTTCCATCTCTAGTAGCAGTAGCAAAACCACCTACAACCTGAGCTAACTTAGAAACAAAGTCTCTGTAAGTAGTCATGTCATTCTCAGGGAATGGAGAAAGAACAGTTGTACCATTAGGTAAAGCTTCACATTGAGCTCTGGTTAATCCAAATTCTGCACCAGTATCTAGTTCTACAACTTTACAAAGATCATAAAGTTGACCAGATAACTGATCTTGTTTTAAGGGAATGTCCATTAAAGAAAGACAATCGTAAGCAGTAACTGTAATCATTCCCTGTGCTGTCCAGTTTGCTTCTGCTATGTAAAATACTCCTACAGGAATATCCTCATAGTGTTGATCGTCAATCTTAGTTCCATCAGAGACTGTAATTACCTTTTGATAATAGTCTCCTCGATTAAGAAAATTTCTTAAAAAAGTACATTTAAAAGTACCTACATTAGCACTACCAACCACAACGTTTTTATTTGAGCATTGGTTATTGTAAGATACTCCAATAACATCATCTTGAGTGAAAGAAGCACCTGCTACAGTTCCAACAAGATGATGTGTTTGTACTTCGTCAAGCATTTTCGTTCTGTAAGTATTGCTTATGTTGTACATAGTTAGAACTCCGTTACTTTAACTGTGCAAGTGTAAAGACCATCTACATTACGAAGCCATTCAGATCCTTCGACTAATTGTTCTGAATAGTCTCTAATACGTACTCTGTAAGGAGCGCCCATGTAAGTCATTTGAACGCTTTCCTTTTGACAGAGAGCCTTTAAAACTTCTTTCTTCAAGGGTGATAAGTTGAATGTGAAAGACCAACTTCTTTTAGCTGGTCTAATCACAACAACCAAATCGTTTCCTGCCTCCGAGGTAGTAACATTCTCTACTGTGGATATTTCCATCGTAGGAGGCTGTGGATTAGGAAATTGTTTTCCATCGAAAGTTAAATAATTACCTAACATCTTAGTGACCTCCTGTAGCGTAGTTGTATCGATCAAGAGCATCGACAACGACTGTATCAATGTGTTCTTGTCCGATGTAAATAGGGAATATTAACTGTCCTTGTCCAGCATTTTCAGTAGCAGCAACTTGTGCTGATAAGAATTTTTCAATTCTGCTTAATCCACCAGAATAATCGACTGTATGATTAACATTGCTATTAGTAACAACCTCATAATCAGTCATTTCACTATTAATAAGACCTGCTGTATTATCGAGAGCATCAGTAAGCGCTGACCTTTTACGATTCATAGAATCAATAAATGTCTCTACCATGTCAGCACCAGACTCATCGAAGTCAGAAAGTGGTCCTTTTTCAGGAACAGAGAAGTGTAAGTACTGAGAAATAGAACTAGCAAGATTAGAAGCTGCTGATGCTGCATTAGAAATCATTGAGTTAATACCATCAATGATGTTACCTACAAGATCAGAACCCCAATCAAAAGCTGAAGAAACTAAATCTGTAAATGTGTCTCTTATTCCATCAGCAAATCCAGTAATAGTACTTGTGATTTGATCAATGGTACTAGTGATGTTAGTCCAAATGTTAGTGAAGAAATTGATAATACTGTTCAGTACATCAGTAAATAATGAAGTAGCTCCATTGTACATGTCAGTGAAGAAGCCAGTAAAACTACTTACTGCATTGACAATGAAATCTATGATGTTGCTAGTAATACTACCTAACCAAGCAGAAACGTTATTAATAATTCCGTCCCACCAAGCAGCTAATCTATCACCAGCACCTGCGAGATTACCAAAGACCTCATCAATATTAGTACCAAGTAAACCATAAATAAGATTGAATACTGCTAAAATAAGTGCTCCAGCGAGTTCAAGAACTGTAGATAATACTAAGTCCCAATTCTCAGAGTAGAACTGAATCAAGTTACCAATAAGAGTAACTACAGCTTCTCCAAGATAAGGAGTAGCTTCTACTAATCCATAAGCTAGCTGAATGATTAAATTTGTAGCAGCTTCGAGTAATTGTGAAAGCATTTCTGGATCGTACAAAGTTTGTACTATTGTTAAGAAAGCTTCAGTGATTAAAGGTAATAAAGTATCGATGTTTTCTGCTAAACCATTTACTAAAGCTAATACTAAAGAAGCAGCTCCAGTTACAAGACCAGAGATAGATTGTGGACTAAGTAAAGCAATAACAAGTCTAGTTACTAATGTAACTGCTGCTTGACCTATTCTAGTAAGAGCATCAGGTGATAATAAAGCAGAAGCCAAAGAAGATATTAAATCAACTGCTGTGTTTATTACTGAATCAATATTATTAAGTAAACCATTTACTAAAGCATTGATTAAGTTAACTGCGATAGGTCCAATAACAGGAATCAACGTCATTAACGTATCTGCTAAAGTATTAGTTAACGTTACTAGTGCTGTTACAATAGTTCCTTGATTTTGAGAAATTGTATTTCCAAATGAAGTTAAAATTTGACTAGCAAAATTAGTAACCTGATTAATAAATGATTCATTAGTGAAGCTTTCAAACAGAGTAGTAAATACACCTGTTACAGTATCTAATAATGGACCAACTAAGGGTTGAACATTGTCCATCATAGACTCAAGTGCAGTAGGGAGTACTTGTACTAAGTTTTCTACTACTGGAGTAACGTTAGTTATTACAGCGTCTAAAGAAGTAATAACATTCTCGGCTAAATTTCCAATGTCTGCATCAGAGTTACCTAATCCAGCGATGAAACTCTGCCAAGAAGCAGATAACATTCCTAAAGAACCACTAATAGTTTCACTGGCTTCTCTTTCAAAGTTACCAGCGTACTGACTAGTTTGTTCAAAGAAATATTGCATTGCAAGTTCTGCTTTTTCGGCATTACTCATTGAACTCCAAGCAGTATCAATACCTTGACTTAAAGCATAAGCCTGAAGTGTAGTATTATTCATAGCTACACCAAGGTTATCCATCATGGAGTAGTTACCCTTTGCTGCACCGTTAATAGCTTCAAGTGCAGATTCAGTATCAATACCCATGACAGAAGCCATGTCCGCAGCACGTTGCATTGCTTCCATAGTCAGGTCAGCAGATCTTTCAATAGAGAGACCAGAACCTTGGAATAATGCAGCAGTTTTATTAGCGTAGGCTAAATACTGTTCTTCTGAAGTACCTAAAGTACGATAAGATTCTTCAGCAGCTGCTTGAACTACTGAAGCGTATTCTCCAAATACTGCCTCAGAACCACCAATAGCTTGTTCTAAGTCTGCGTAACTAGTAACTACGTTTACTGCTAACTTTCCAAAAGTAGTAGCAATAGCACCTACAGCAGCGGTAGCAGCAGTACCAATAGCAGCAAGAGCTTCTACAGCTACTTTAGCTCCAGAAACAACTGCTCCACCAATAGCAGCACCAGCACTAGCTAATCCACTTAATTTACTTTCAGAAGATTTAGCTTCGTCTCCTACGTCGCCAACTGAATCAGCTGCGCCGTCGAATTTACCTAAAGCGTTTTCTGTTTGAGTTATTTCGGCTTGGAGCTGAGCCATTTGAGAGGCACTAAGTTGAGCGTCTTCAGGTAAATCACCTAAAGCATCTTTTTGTACCTGCTGTAAGATTTGCATCTTGGAGGCTGCAGCTTGAGTTTTATCTGCTAATACGGCCTCCTTTGCTGCGAGTAAGTCTACGTTTTTAGGATCTAACGCTAAGGCTTTCTCTAATTGCTTTAAGGCCGCATCATCTTTTTTGATTTGGCTTTCTACGTCTTTAAGTGACTTGACCAAACCACTAGTTTTACCTTCAATCTGAATGGTAATTCCTTTAATGTTGCTTGCCATGTCATTTGCTCCTTTTCCAAGTTATTGTGGGAAAAGTTTGTTAATGTCAGCTTGAGTAGCTTTCTTAGGCCACTCGTACTTATCATTCGAGCGTTCTGTGAGCAAACCAAATATTTGTCCAGCAGAGTAGTACCTCAGATCTTGTTTTCTAATACCAAGTTCTAAGGATCTAAGCTGAAACAAAGTCGTAGTCATTGGGCGGATAGTTTCACCGCCCTTTACGCGTTTTTTACTGATTTTGGAACATTCTGATCCTTAGTAACCTTTTCCCAGATTGCTGCAATCACATTAGGATCGAAAAATTCAGAAGAATCACATGAAGCTAAAAATACTAAATAGTCTTCATAGCTACCTGAGTACTGCTTCTTGTAAAGCTTGTTACCAATGTAAGCTATTCTAGAAGTGTACTTCTTCATTGTTTTAGCTAATTCAAGATTAGCATTAAGTAACTCTTCTTTTTGTTCTTCAGTTAAATCTTCAGGCTTAATTTTCTTAAGCTTAGCTGTTTTAGGACTAGGTCTCATTGAAGCTAAAATGCCAAAGAAATCTTCACCAAAGACATTTTCAAACATCTCATAGAATGCTGCGTTAATAATTACTTCGTTAATATTCATTGCTTTTTCTCCTTAAATAAAAAATAGGGAGCCAGTCAACAGAGACCAGCTCCCTCTATTGATTAATTGTTCAGTTCTACTCAGGATTCAGAGTTGAATTCAGGCTCGTAAACTGCTGTGTAGAAGTTGTTGTAAGCAGTAGCATCAACTGTCTGGCTTGTGAAAGCCTTAACAAGATGACACTCAACACCATCAATAGTGGTAGCACTTGCCTGTGGCATAGCCTTAAACTTAACTTTCTCAGTCTTAATGCTTAAGTCACCAGTAACATCTACAGTCTCAGAAGCAACAGAAGGTCTCTGTGCAAGGGAAACCTTGTAGAATACGTATCTGTTAGGATTTTGATCTGTATTGAACTCAAACATTAAAGCAAAGTAAGAAATCTGATCGTGGTCAGTCTCAACAACTACACCATGTTCATCTTTCTTATTGCCAAGAGTATCAGTTCTAATGTCATCAGGAATAAGTGCACATTCGAAATCTCCCTCATAACCCTGATTGTTAGCAATAGTGTAATAAGCTGTATTATCAGCACTAAAGATAATAGGATCACCAGAAGGATCGAGTGTAATGTTTACAGCACCAGGCCAAAGCTTAGGTGTACCGTAAGAAGTAGTAACTACACCTGTTTCAGGATCTATGCTTTCTGTTAAGAGAGCGTAGTGTACGTTACTAAGACCATAAAAAACTTTTGCTTCATTAGGCATTTGTGTTTCCTCCCAAGAATCTTAGTTCATAATGTGTTTCACAAACATGTTCAGACTCGATATTTAGATCAGTAGTACTGTAAGGTAAACTTAATCCATCTAAGGTGTCCTCTAATGTTTTAATCAAAGCCCAATCATGAGCTTCGGCTTCTACTAACCTCAAAGTTAAGGTAGTAGTCTTATTAAATGTTTTGTTGTCAGCTGCAAAATTTGGATGTTCTACATCAGTTAAAACTATGTAAGGACAAACTGTTCCATCTGGAGCATCGCCATAGGAGACATTGAACTTCGCAGCCGTTAAAGCTGTAACTAAATCTTCAATTGTCATTTGATAGCTTGTCCTCCAACTTCTTAATAATGTCGTCTTGTACCCATTCTTCAACTGGTTTAATGTGTACTTTAGGATTTACATGTCCAACTTTCTTACCGTAAGCAACAACATCGTGTCCTTTTTCTAGTAAGTGAGTTAATTGATAGTCTGTTTTATTGTGAACAATGTAACAGCCATTCTTTTTCTTAACACTCCATCCTTTAGCGTAAGAACCAGAATCAGTAGGAGACGTTTGTCTAAGTTTATCTTTGCATTCGTTGGCTTCAGCTTTCATTACTTGGTCTAAATCTTCATTAATGTTATTGGTGTATTGAGCTAATACAGAATTAATCTGAGCGGCTAAACTGTCCATTAATTAGCACCTACTCTTTCACCGTAATAAAGTTCAATTCTGTCAGTACCTACCTCGTAAGTACGATAAATAGGGTAGTTGACATTATTGATCTTAAGAAGCTTTTCACCAGAGTAATCGAATGAACTGATTTCCAAAACACCTTGAGGTCTAATACCTGCTTGATCAGCTTGATAGAACTCATTTTGATAAACTGATTTCTGTTGTCCAATAACAGACTTAATCGTCTCTATTTTCTTAGTTTGACCAGTAGAATCTTTACTAGTAATCTCAGTGACTAAATCAAATAAAATAATGTGGTACATAGAGCACCTCCTTATGGTTCAGGCAGATGCGCATCTTCCCAGTACTGATCAATCTCTTCATCAGTAATAGTAAACATTTCTGAATGTCTAACGAAGTTATTATCTTCGCCACCACCAGAACCAGCATCTGAATGATTTCTCATCTTGAGCTTAGCCACTTGGTACCAATAAGACTCTTCTAATCTCTTTGCAGTAGCTTCGTCTA